AGCCCAAGTTGCCCATCCGCGTTTTTTCCCCAAGACCAGAGTGTTCCATCGGTTTTTAGGGCATGGCTTTGAGTGCTTCCTACGGCAATTTTGTCCCAAGTAGTCAAAGCCCCAATCTGAACAGGGCTAGAGCGATCAACGGCGTCATTATGTCCAAGTTGCCCATAAGGGCTTGCACGCCCCCATGACCACATTTTTCCGTCCGTCGTCAGGGCCAAAGTAAAATTGGTTCCCACAGAAGCTTGCCGCCACGTCGTAAGCGCTCCAACTTGAACGGGGCTGGAGTGATCGGTGGTTGTGTTATCTCCGATGCGGCCGTTTCCGCCGCTACCCCAACCGTACAGTTCCGCCCCCGAAAGTATGCTCTGCCCCGTCAAAAACTCCGACAAGCGCCCCGGCCCAAAACCATTGACCGCCTGCGCGCGAATCTTGAACGTGCCGCCACCGGGGGAGATGGAGATGGGAGACTCGGTGCCCGTAGCGCCAGAGCTTGCACCCGTGCTCTCGTTCACAGCGGTCACGATGTACGACGTAACCGCCGCGTCACCAGTGTCACTGGGCGCGGTGAACGAAACAGAAGCCGAGCCAATGCTCGTGCTCACGCTCAAGTCGGTCGGTGCGTTCGGTGTGCTGAGAGGCGTGAAGCCGCTTAGAGAGCCGCCCTGTCTACGAGGCATAGTCTACTCCCTATCACGAGATTTCTTCGTAGCTCACAACCACTTTGAGGTCGCTTGCCGAACCCGCCGTTGCGCCAATCGACCGGTCTTCCTCAAGGTAGATCGAGGTGTTCTTGTCGATCACAATCAACGACGCATCAGCCGGAACGCTCACGGTGCTCACGATCTCGGTCGCCGTGCCGCCGATGTCATCCTCGCTGTAGAGCGCGATGGTGATGTCGGCTGCGTTGGTGCCGTCTACATTCGAGACAACTAGCGAGTTGATCTTGAAGACCTTGCTGCTCGACGCAGCGTTGCTTACCACCGCAGTTGGACTGGTGGTCGTAAGGCTAACCACGTTGGACTTGCCAGTGATCGTGGTGACGTTAACGATATTCGGGGCTGCCATCTATCTTCTCCTCAGCCGAAAACGATGGCCATTGCGATGGCCTTACCAGTTGAAATGCCAGCATCCGCGAACGAAAGCGTTCCCGAGCCGTTTGTTACCAGAGCCTGACCACTCGTTCCATCAGCATCCGGCATTGTAAGAGTATAGCTAGCAGAGATCGTACCCGGCGCTTGAAGCGCAACGTACTGACCGCCAGTCGTATCTTGAAGCCGCAGATCGCCTGTTCCGGTGATATCCACCTGACCTGCGGTGACTGCAGTAAAGGTCGGGCTGTCGCCTGTGCCAAGACCCAGCGACGTGCGCGCGGTCGCTCCGCTTTCGGCGACCCATGTTGAACCGTTGCCAACAATAATGTTGCCGTCGGTAACCGCGAGCGCGGCGATAGCCGTCAATGTTGCGGATGCCGCTTGAAAATCAAATGTGCTTGTAATGTCCACAACAGCAGCACCTGCACCAGCGCCGTCAGCATAGACAATTGCGCTTTTGCCATCGGCAACGGTGACATTGCCACCCGAGCCCTGCGTGAGCACGACGCTCTGACCGGAATTATTTTTTACAAAGTAAACGTGATCGCCGTCGTTCGGCGAAATCGTCACCGTATTTGTGCCGCTCGGCGATCCGCCAAATACCAGAACAACATACTGGCCGTCGGACAGCGTTCCGTCCGTCGTCGTCAGTGTGTGCGTGGTTCCAGACAGCGAGATCGCGCCAACACCATTTGTGAGGCGGTCAATAATTTGCAGGTTCGTGTTGGTGGTATTACCCCACGTTCCCGACTGTTCACCTGTGGCGATAAGCTCGATGCCGCCGCTTGTGGTGTATGTACTAGGCATAGCCGATCCTTACGCTGCGATCTCAGTCCAGATGGTGCCGACCGAGGGTGTGATCTCAGTATAAACGGTTCCGGGGTCTGGGACAATCCTGCCCCACACTAGCACAGGATTCACCAATCCTATAGCCGAAACACCCGTGACAACAACAGTTGCGCCACCCGTGACGGTGACAGAGCCAACCTGACCTGTAGCCGAAACCCCAGTGAGAACCACGATGGCATCGGCGGCAACTGCTGCAGTGCCGACTTGGCCCGTAGCCTCAAGTCCGGTGGTCGGGACGTTTGCATCGCCTGTCGCCTCGGCTGTGCCGACTTCTCCAATAGCCGCAATACCTGTTGGTGCAACAACAGCATCGCCGACAACAGTGACGGAATCGACTTCTCCGGTAGCCGCAACGCCTATGACATTGACAACAACGCCGACACCTTCGACGACGGTGACATCGCCGACTTGTCCCGTGCCCTCAAGACCTGTCGCGGGAACATTGGCATCGCCAATGACATCTGCCGTGCCGACTTGTCCGGTGCCCTCAGAGCCGACAACGTCCACAACGACGCCCGTGCCCTCGACAACGGTGACCGTGCCAACTTGGCCGGCGGCGAACAGGCCGGTCACGTTGACGGTGACGCCCGTGCCCTCGACAACGGTGACCGTGCCGACCTGACCTGTCGCGGCTACGCCCGTGACGGAAACGTCCACATCGAGTCGAACGTCTACAATGCCGACCTGACCCGTGGCAAACAGACCTGTGACGGAAACATTGGCGTCAGCAACAACAGTAACCGTGCCGACTTGGCCGGCGGCGAACAGGCCCGTAGCAGGAACGACAGCATCACCAATTACGGTAACCGTGCCAACCTGACCCGTCGCAGCCACGCCCGTGACGTTGACGACAACACCCGTCCCTTCGACAACAGTAACCGTGCCGACTTGGCCTGTTGCCGAGCCGACAGCGACACTGCCTTCGCCCCACGCAAGTTCACCGAACCCCGCGCGGCCCCAGCCGGTGAAGGGGACGGTGACGTCTGCCATGATTACGCGATGCGGATAATGGCGTTGCTGGCGTCAGCCGTCGGGAACACGATCTGGAAATCACCCGCTGTCGATGTCTTGTCAGTGCCAAAGTCCAAAACAACAACCGTCGGGTCACCTGCTGCCGTGTCGTTGTAGATCAGCGCGCCGCGAGCCGTGATCGTCGCCGAGGTGAACGTCAGATCGTCAAAGTCCGCAAACGCCGTCGTGCCACTTGTCGTGGGCGTGACGTTGGTCAGCGTACCACCACCAGCCGAGTACGAACCCGAATTACCTACCTCGTTCGAAGCGGTATACGCCGTCGTTGCCGCGGTAAACGATGCCGAGTTCGTGTAGAGCGCCAGCTTGAAGCTGTCGCCTGTCGAAGCGGTAAAGTTGTGAACGCCCTGCAGAATCTCCTGCTTGAAGGACGTGCACATGAAGTTGCCAGTGAAGGCCATGTCAGAGTCTCCTTATAAGTTCTGCCAGTTCGGGATGGCCCGCATCTGTCAGCGCATTATACACGGTTGTGCGGTCACTGCGAATAGCCTGTTTTAAATACTGCTCGATCACCTTTGCGATCTGAGCCTGAAACGCATGGGCCTGCTCTTTCAAGGCCGGATGCGCAGTATCTGAAACAGCCACAATCCGCGCTGCCGCCTGTTCTGCAAGCTCCTCGGCGGTAAAGCCGCGGTTGCTTGTTGTGCGGACGCCCACGATCGGTTGATCACTTGGTACGCCCAGCTTGAGCTCAAACATTACGTCTTGTCCCTAATGACCTTGCCCTTGCGGTACTCGTCCGTCGTTTCCTTAGCCTCGCCCAGCATCTTAATACCAACGAGCGCTTCTTGGAACCGGGCATTGTACATCGCCATGACGTCCTGTTCGCCCTTCATGTAAATGTAGGCCTCAATCAGGGCAGCATAAAGCATAGCCATTTCGGCGTTCTCGCTAAGCCACGTCGTGCCGCTTTCCGCGCCAGCAGTCAAGCTGGCTGGGCGGTAGAAGTAGTGAAGCTCAGCTGTGTAGGCAACATCCGGCGTCGGGGCCAACAAAAAGTTGTCTAGATCGAAGATCGCATAGTACCGCGGGGCACCAACTGTCGTGGCATCCGGCGTGTAGCTCTGCAAGAAGCTCGGATCCTTGAACTCAAGGAAGAACCGATCGCCATCTACTCCGCGCAAACTGAGCGAAAACGGCGCCAGATAATCCGGCGGCACAGCCAGATATGGATTACTTACGGTGACCGTAGCCTGTGAGTTTTTGCGAAACAGGCTTAGTTGGACGTTCTTCAGGATCCGTTCTTCCGCGGTGCGGATAAACAGAGGCAGGTTGTTCACGAAGGACGTTTCGTCGTTCTCCGTGTAATCCTGAATCGCCTGCTTCAGCTGTGCGTATGTAAAGCTCATGTCGTCACCACCGTAACTTGGCCCACAGCGCCGATCATGCGCGGCCGCTGGAGATTGGGTGCTTCCACTGTCGGCACACCGACATAGACCTGCAAGGCCTCAGGCTGATCCGGGCGAGGGTTGCGAAGAGCCTGCGGGTCTGGGCCTACCTTGGGCGGGTAAAGCTGCGGATGCTTGGGCTCGAACTCATCCCTACCGACAAGCGCGCCTGTCCACTCCTTGCGCATATCGCGCAGGCGGTAGCGGAACCCGGAGCGGTCCGAAATGCCGTAGGCGTTTTTGTCCGAAGCAAAAGCCATTAGGTCCTCATGTACCGGGCGCTGGGCTGCAGCTTGAGCGAAACTCGGTCCTCGTCCTCTTCAGCCGCGCGCTGGAACTCTTCTTCGTACACCGCCTTGAGAATCTGCAACCGTTCCGGCGCCCGTTTCATGGCCAAATAGTAGGCCAAGCCGGCAACCATGCAAGGCAGGAAGCGAAACGGCATGTCGGTCGTGTTGACCAAGCTGCCTGCATCCTCGATACGCTGGACGTAGTAGTAGATCAGCTGGTCGGTCGAGTTCTCAGGCGTTTGCCAAAGG